TTAGCATAATAGAATCCATCTAATAAATCATCATGCTTGCCTCTAGGATAGAGAGTTAGCTCATCTACTAAAGCCTGCATTTCTTTTTTTATAAATACTTTTTTATTAGCAAATATAGGTTGCAGACTCTCTAATCTATAAGATTTTCTAGTTCTAGGGTTCTCTTTAATCTCTAAACCTGGTATAAACATACCCATCTCTTCTGCTTTCTCTTTAATGTATTGACGTAACATTTCCTGATAACCTACAGATTCTATTCTAGTCTTTGAACTTTTGTAAGTTTTAAAGTTGTGTATGATAGCATCAGCTAAATCTAAAGGTGTTGCTCTCTTTCTATAATATGGTAATACCCAGCGATTATTATCGGAATCAATAGCAATATTAAATATAACACTGTAGTCTGCTCCTTTCTTAGTACTAGATGCGGGATCGACACCAGTAAACACGTTTACAGGTCTAATCTCATCTACTTTCTCACCATTAATGTTCGTAAGTATGAGATTCGACAATCCCTGCTGATCTTGCTCTATATATCCATCATAGTAACAAATATCCTCTGCACGAAACAAATTATCTTCATCTCCTACAATTTGACAAAGATATTCTCTGTAAAACACAGATAATCTGTTAATACTGTCTAATTCTTCTTTCTTTTCTTTCAATTTGTCTATGGGCCATACTTCAGGCCACAAGGCTTCGCCACTCTCTAGGTCAGGACTAAACTGTAAATTTTTCCAGCCCTTCATATCTTTTAACGTCTCAACCATACATCGCTCATGCTGCGGAGTACCAATGACACAGATTCTACCACGTAGCGGGTCAAGGGATGGAACACCAGATTGCAAGAGCCAACGTAAATTATATTCCATAGCTTCTGAAGTTTTTGTATTAACTTCGTCTTCTGGATCATCCAGTATAAGTAAAGTTGGTCTTTGATTCCCATGTTTGATTCCCCTAATTTGCTGTCCTGTTCCTTTGCATATAATAATACTTCCGTCCTTTAGCTCTATTTCTGTATTTGTCCACTTCCTTGCCGAGTTCTGCCCCCAGTATCCAAAAAAGTATCTAAACTCTTGAGAGTAGTCTAATACATCTTTTATAGTTCCCATTAACTTTGTAGCATGTGATTGTGTTCTAGATACAAGTACAATTACCTTTACACCCTTATCCATCATCAAATGCCACAAAGGATATACACCTGCAACAATAGAAGACTTAGCATGTCCACGAGGTGCAATAATATTTATTTGTTTATGATCACTTCTTAGTTCTTTTACAATATCATAGTGAAATCCTGGTGAGTTCTCACTAAACATATTAGGCATAACCATACGACCAAATAACAACATATCTTGTTGCATTTCTAATAATATTTTCTTTTTATCCATTAATCTTTTATAACTAAAGTAAGTTTAAAATCTTTTGCTACTTCTGCAAGTACAGTAAGAAATAGTGTCATATCATCTTTCTTACCTTTTAACTTAATCGTTTTCTTCATCTAACATTCTCGTTTGTGTTGCTTTTAACTTTTTAGTTTGTTTATCGTATGTATCAGCTATTTGATGAGACATATCCATTTCTATAGATTCTGTAACCTGTTTATTCTTAGGCTGCATATCTAAAAATACAGACAACTCCTTAGCTGCACGTATCATATTAGCTGCATCTTCTTTTACTTTAGCTACATCTACTGCGTCTTTCATTACATCTAATACGTAACCTTCGTCAATTTCTTTCTCAACTAATATTTCTTTTAGCTTATCAGCCATAATCTTCTTAACCTCTTTAGTTTTTAGTAGTTTCTTTACAGCAAGTCCTGGATTTTTTTGATCAGGCCTGTATATTCTACCTATTTTCTCCATATCTGGTGTTTGACCTGCCATTTTATAGGCTAAGAACGCATCTATTGCTAAATCTGCCCTATCTCTAGTAGATTCTAGCTCTGCATACGTCTTTGTAGACACATTACTGTAGTTTCCACTATAATAATGAGGCTCAAACTCTAATTTACCAGTCTTTGATAACCATTGCCTACCATATGGAAACACCATTTCAACATTTGTACCGTAAATGTTACGCTGTAAACACTCAGCCACATAACCATCATCACTAATTCCCCAATCACCTGGATTGCACTTGTTCCAATGTTTATATTTCTTGCCAGTTTCCTTAAATTCTTCCAGAGGATAGATATAATAGTCTTCCTCTTCAAAGTTATTTGCCTTCAGTCTTCTTGTTATCTTTATCATCTAACGGATATTTTTTTTCTAAAAATTTTATAAAGTCTTCTTTATCACCTTTCATGTCCATATATTCATCTAGGGCCTTATCGCCGTTGTAAATCTGTAATTTCAACTGTTCTATCTGAACCATTAAGGCTCCGATCATCCCTGCCATTTCTTTAATAGTAGGTTTTTTAGTACTTTTTTTACCTGTGATCATTTTTTACTTGACATCCTCATTTTTCGTTAGTATACTTTAAGTAATACTTAGCAACTTACTTGCGTATTTATACTATAAGTATTACTAGTTCAAATCTCTAAATATTGTAACTCCCATCTGCATTGCTTCAAATACAAAATCTATTTCAGCCTGAGCATAATGCTGCATTTTAATCTGAATATGTTCTTCATTATCTGGATCAAATGAAACTTTTATCCAACAATCCTTATCATGATCAAATTTTTGTAACTTACCCTGCATAACCATTTCAAACAACATTTTCTTCGGAATCTTCATAATAAAAAATTTACAACTCATTTTTAAAAAATGCAACTAGAATGTGTGTGGGTCTTATATATAGTGCCCACCTACCTTTTTGCTTATATTTTCTTATAAGTTTGGTTGAGTTTTGTCAATCAATTAGTTAAAAAACATCGTCTTATTGGCGAGAAAGTGAGTTAGTAATGAAAACAGTAGATCAATTTGAACAACATTTAAATGATAGTTCTAAACCATTAAAGTTTCGTCCTATGAAAACTAATAATGGTAAAGGCAAAGATGATATTCCAGCAGTTGCGGGGGATAAAGTTATGAAGTTGTTCATTGAAGTAAAAGATGATATTTATGATTTATCATCTAATGGTATGGTAGACGCATTAATGTCTTATCTAACAGCAGATGATTACTTTGATAAATTAGTTCGTCGTAGAGAATTGACTTGTGATTTATCCAAAGGTTCATATCAAGATACTTCATTCTTTAATTATGAAAAAGATAAAAACAAACCTAAGAATATCATTTGTCTCTCATTTGATACTTCTTCGTTTGACGGATAATCTCTTGAAAGGGCATTTACTTCTTGTGAGTGCCCTTTTCTCTTGTATATTATATACCCTACAATGCAATAATTGAATGATAGCGACATATCGTTGTCGCACTCTCTCTTTTTCTGAGAACCATTCAATACGACTTATAGTTCGTATTATATACCATTCAATACAACAGATCAAAGCAATATAACATATGAAAGGAGTAACTATATGAGATGAGTAAATACAAACAAGAGGGACTGTTCAGCAAGAAAGAGATGAGAAAGATAGTGAAAGATGAAGTAGAGAAACAATCGTCTGATGTAGATGATACTATGAAGTCAATAAAACATAGAGCATTAGATACTGATGCGATAGAGGATAAACTCTTAGACTTGTCTGAACAGTTTAGATAAATCGGTGGCTAATAGTGCGGTGAACATTTTGTAGTAGCCGCACTTGCCTTAACAAAGAAAGGAAATATTATGATAGGATATATATCATTAGCAATACTATTTGGTTTTATATCAATATTAGTATGGAGAGATGTGAGTTGCACACATACAAAAACAAGAAGTTTCTATCCAATTCTAAGTGAAATGGATTACCAACAAGCAATAGAAATAAAGAAACACATAGATAAGTTGGTAGCTGATTTAGAAAAGGGTGGTTGGGATTACACAAAATATAATATGATAAGTAGTATCAGAAGGAGAAATGATGTTTAACAATGAAGAGATAGAACAAAGAACGGTGGAATCATTTAATGAAATAGTTGAAGTAGAGATAGGAGCCACCACAGAAATGAAAAAGTGGGCAATGTTTAAGTTTGCTGCACTTACAAAACAAAAACTTAGGGAAGGTGCAGTCGAACACGAGGCACAAATCCCTATAACTCTTGTAGAATGTCTTAAAGTTAACAGAGACAACTTACGAGAAGCAATAGAAGAA